CTACGGTAAAGCTCCTCTTCACCCGCACGAGTTATCGACCGAGTGCGTGTTGGCGTTTCAGCAACCGCTTCGTTATACTCTTTAACTGAATCCGTTGCTGCATTCATCTGCGAAGCAAAATAAGCCATGGCAGCAGCTGCAGCAATGATAACTCCGATTCCAACCCCCGTTAGAGCGAGGAAGGTGGCGTGGCTTATGTTAAGGGCGTTCTGAGCCGAAACAGCCAGCCATGTGGCTGCAGCCTTAATCTTGTGGGCTGCTGCAACAAGTAAGCTACTTGAAGCGTTAGCGGTTTGGGCTGTGGTGTTAACGGTTATGGCTGCTGTGTGTCCCGTTGTTAACATTGTCATGTAAGATTGAAGCCTGATAAAAGCTGAAATTGTTGTTATGACAACGGTTATTGTGCGAAGCCATTTAGCTGTTTCCTTGTCAACCATACCAAAATCCGCTGCAAGCGTAATAAGGTGACTTCCCATCATTCCAACGCTACTCATTGCTCTTGCAACCGTTGTGAGGCTAACTTGACAAACCTCAGCGTGAGCACGCATTTCATCAAAACTTGTGCTTGTATCCCTAACGGTTGACCCCATGCGAGCTGCGTCACTACTTACAGTCTCAAAAGTTTCGCTTGCCTCATTAACAGCCCTTATTGTAACGCTTATTTCGCCGAGGCTGCTCATGCTGCAGACGCTTCCTCCAAAGCGGTTTGTAAGTTTAACCCTATTATCTGCAGAAACTGTGAAGAAGACTCTTGAAGAGCACGCGTTAAAAAGTAGCGAGGCATAATATAGCGAGTCCCAAATTCAACAAACAAAGCGTAAGGGACGTAACAAACAACTTTAAAAGCGTATTCCCCTTCCATCTGCGCATAAATGCTCTGCATAAGCCTTCCAGTTCTGACGGGCGCTAACTGGCGAGCACGCATCATAACCATTTGAGCTATCTGCTGCAAGGCCTGTTGAACCCATTTACGAATAGATTCTGGAAGTCTCTCCATCTTTCGCTGGAAATCTTCATTTTCAACAGCTACTTCAAACTTTATCAATGGATTTTCGCCTCACGTTTAGCTTTCTCCATTTCCTCCAACGTTTGCCTGTCAACTTCATTTAGAATGACGAGCAGTTCCTCTATGGTTTTGACTGGTTGCCTTCGCAGTTCCGTGATTGTCCATCCGAACTCTTTGCAGAGCCTATAAACCGTGAGGGCCGGGTGTGGCTTTCCTCTTTTGATGGCTCGGATAAAAAAGCTGCTTCTTCACGGCTAACAGTGTTCAAGCGGTTAACTATTCTGCTGAAAAGTTCTCCAAGCTCTACTGGTATGCCCTTTTCAGGGTCTTCGCTTAATAGTTTTTCCAAGGTTATAGGTTTATGGGCTGGCTGTTCTTTAAGCGAAGCCATAATTGTTTCAGCTTGGATAGCAATATAGTCACTGCTTACCACTTGCCCAGTTAAAGGATGATATTTCATGTGTTTCTGGATTATTCGGCTCCGCTTTGCCCATGTAATTTCGCTGAAAACATATTTGCCCATATATTCCTTGCCAAACCGTTCATCTACCTCGACAGTTTCTGTCCTCATTAGCTTATCACCACATCTCTCGCAACAAATTTGGCTTTCAAACTGACAAGGTCTTCAATCTTTGTTGGCGTGCTAACCTCTTCCCACTTGCAATATTTGAATAGGGCGCTGTTTGTTCCGCCAAGCCCAAATTTTAGGCTAAACTCCGCATCGTTGATAACATCTTCAAACTCGCTCTTGTCCTCAAACTCAAAGGTTAATTCTCCACTTAACTCGCGGTGACGAGCTGGCAAATACTTCAGCAAGTGCCCACTCGTTTGGCGTATAACTGGCACTGGTTTAAGGTTGTTTTCGATAGTGAATTTCCAGTCTGTTACCCTTTCCAGATCGGTTAGACCTGAACCGTCTCCAGCCCCCCTCTTAATGTAACTCTCACTGTAGGGAACAGCTCCAGCATAATCTCCGTATGTGGCTCCTGCAATTTTTGCTGTGCCAACTGCAACATCCTGTCCGATGCATTCCACTGAAGCTCGCATAATATCCTCAACGCTGCATTCAACTTCCAACTTGTTAATTCTGCAACCCTTGTAGAGGAAGCTGATAACATCGCTGGGGTTTGAGAACAAACCTTTGTAGTAAAGCACTTGAATGCTTAAGCTGTTAAGCGTCTGAACATGCTGGATAAACGCTATTGGCGACTCACTTGTCAAAACCGAAGGAATCTTCAAATGCACCCTTCGTAACCCTTTTGTTATACTCTGCAAATCCCTTGAGCCTACGCCTCGAATTTTTAGCAGCCCAGGATCCAAGCTTGGCTCTACACCTTCAGTGTTTATGCCAACCATTGAAGGATTCGCAGGCGTCTCGCCATAGACTGCTTCCGCTACGAAATACACACGGCATTCATGCGCACCATACGTGTCAACCATCTTCTTTCACACTCCTTTTTGTCATGATTTCATGACTATGATTTTAGAAAACACCTCCAACATCCTCAAACATCCAGCTTTTCAACTGAAATTCCGTGCGGAAAATGAAGGGTTTAGTATCTACACGGTCAGCATCTCGAAAACTAACAATATCCAGATATGTGATTCCATTCACGGTTACTGTGCAGCTTACATAATCGCAATAGAGGATGGCTGGTGTTGTGTCATTGCTTGGGTTTGTGGTTCTCGCAAGAAGCCAAACATAACCATTAGCGTCGATAAAGTTAACAATATTTAAAGTCAAAGTGATAGTTAACGTTTCATCTGCTCCACCAGTGCCCGTTTGAGCTTGCTCCCAAGCCTCAGAAACATGATTCCAAACCTTTATCGTAACGCCATTACCTGCTGGAGCTGCCCCATAACCTTCAAACGCCAAAACAATTTTCTTAACAGCCTGCTCTCTGCTTTCAATCTTGAAGCGGAAAAGCATAAACGCATATTCGCCATTAACATTGTGGCTTTTACTATAGCGGTTGTCATCACTATACCAGATTCCCTGATACTCCAGATTTGTCAGCTCTGTCCAGCCAGCAGCTCCAGGAATCAGCTCGCTTGAAGCTCCCGCTTGAAAAGCCTTGTGCGGGTCGCCAGATGGATATCCTAAACCAGCAAAATCGTAGATGGTGCGATTTGGGATTGTGCGGTTCTGTCTAATAACACGGTTAACCTCTTCAACCATCTTTTGACGCATGAGCCTTCCAGAATCAACAATGTCGGGCTTATCTACAGCCCAAACATTCACTCGAACTCTCGCCAAACGTCGACGGATCCTACCTGACATTTCAACCTTTTCATCTTCACTTTGAATCAAGCCGACAGTTATTTGCCCGTCCGCGTTTTTGAACAATTCACGGTCAAACCATTCCTTGCTAACAATTATTTTTGCGAGCGCGCCGTCTTCCTTGATTACCCGCATGTTTTTGCTTAAAAGCCTCATAACAGTGTCAACAGAACTTTCCACTTCGCTCACTGCGTTATAAGCCTCCTACAAACGCTTTTATAATATTCAAGCTGCCCATTCAACTCGAAACATTGAACAGTCCGCACTTCATAGTCAACGCCAGCTCGCTTAATCTTGTCATGAACTCTAACGGGTAGGAAAGTGTAAACGGTAATATGGTCCTCGAGCATATAGCCCGGCTCGATTACTATTTCGCCAGCCATCCCCATCATGACAACGCCTTTAACGTCTAAAGGCTCGCCATAACTGATTTTGTCAGTTGTTTCGCGGACACAGTAAAGCTGCAAGTTTTCGCCATGCAAATCTAATAGTCGCGTGAAGTTTGTAACAGGGTCAGCATAGTTTAGGAAGAATCTGGCAAGCCAACAAACCGTAGCCATAGCCTTCTTGTTTTCCACACAACTATAATCAGCGTGCTTAACACCCCAAAACATGAACTCTTCTTGATACTTATCAATGATTTTCATACTGTAAGCGAGGCTTGGCTTGTCATGGTTTTTGCGGATATGCCATAATATGCCCGCAGTCACAGCGTCATAGTAATCGCATGCTGGAAAACGCGAAGTCACGTCTATGTAGCCAGCCCAGCAGATTGCGGGATTATAGGCTGGATACTGTGCAGAAGCCCTAATAGTGTTAATAAAGTTGTAAACCTTTTGGCATGAAAGACTCCAACCCTCATAATCATACAAGCCAACTAAAGCATAGGCGAAAGGGTCATCATAAATCTCATTTTCACTTAAGCCTATTCGATGCCAATCGCTATCAGTAGGGTCAAAGTAAAGCCAAAGCCCTTCAAAGCCATAACGCAGAAAGCTGACAGCCTTACTCATCATGCCTTGATATAGGCTTGCATTTGCTACATCGTATTTTTCAGCAAGCATTTTCAAGCCGACAAGTCCGTAGAGGCATTCCACATCCAACTGCAAAAGCCAAGCATCATCAATCGTGACAGCTTTCGCGAAACCGCCATAGACTTGTTGGTCCTGCATGGTTTTGAGGAATGTGCCAGCGGCAAGCTTTGCAGCATTTAAGTAGTCAGCATCATTTGTCAACTCATAAGCCCTTAGAAGAGATGGAATAACACGGCAAGCGTCCACGCTATAATAGTATGTGCTGTTTTCTGCTGATTTAAACCCGCCGTAAGCTTTTTTCTGCTGGTCTGCGCACTGCTGAGTTAAAATCCAGTCTGCAAGGCTTATGATTTTATTCAAAATGTCATTTTTACGGTTTTCAAACTGCTTGCTGCCATAAGCCTCATACAGAAAGTCTATGGCAAAGGCTGCAGCGAAAGCCGCTCTCCCAAAGGATGGGTCTGGAGTATTTGGCGGAATAACGTAAACGTAAGGCGCATAACTCATGACAAATTCATAGTAGGCTTCTGGAACTGTTCCCAAGATTATCTGCCATCTCCATAAACGCGTCTTTCAGCCTGCTTCCGCCTTATCCTTTCCAGCTTACTTTTCCCACTCAACTGCTACACGACTCCACTCCTTATTTTTACAAATTTTTCTATATTACTCGTGAACCATGACAAGACGTAACTTCTAATGGGATACCATAGAAAAACTGTATGTCTTAGGATTTTTAGAAAAATGAAAAATCTCTTCCTCACCCGAACTTCGACAATAAAGGTTATTGTTTCCTTCATTTTTCATTTCTCCAATCTATTATCCATAACGCTATTACACCAATCAGCACTCCAATAATGTATCCTATAATGAAAGAACACATATCTATCAGCTACTGCACGGCTCCACTTCAAAATCTTCAGAAAGCTTCTCAATATCCACGGGCGGATCCAAAATTGTAACGCGCCCGTTAAGCTTCAATTTCACATAGTTTTTAAAAGTCATGATAATTCACCCTCTCCTAATACCCACTTCAAAGCTTTGTAAATACCGTAATCTTCCCAATCTCCATCTGGAATTTCTCCACATTTTAGGCAATCAAGAAAGCCGTCAAAATCTATTTTACAAAAGTATCCTCCTTCTGATTTCATGGACTAATCAGCCCTCCACGGTATTTTGGCACTTCTCCAGCGGCTGAAGCCTCAGCTGCCACAACAGGCTTTGTAAAATTCAATAAAGCCCTGATCAAGTCGTTGCGGAAGCCTTCCACAGCGTTTTGAAAGGCTAAACGACTAACAGAAGCCTTTGTAATGTATAAGTCTCCGAGGCGATAGTCAAATGCGCCTTGAAGCATCCCACCACTTGCAGCCACAAGAACCCTTAAGCAGGCCATGTTCAGGGCGGCCATCTTTGCCCAATTAAAGCGCGGGTCAGTTTGTTCTAAATCCTGCCCAACTATGGCGTTAACATATAAGTTCGCATAGTCCACATGTGCTTGACAGCTTGCCTCGGCAACGGTTAAGCCGTAAACTGTATAAGTATGGTTTGTGCTGTCGTATGTCGCGTTTAAAGCGTTTTGAATGTCCGTTACGGTTGCATATTGCACAGTCATTTTTAAACACACCTAAACAAGAAACGGGAAACTAAAAAAGGGGAAAATAGAGAGTTTCCACACAACTACTCTTGCCCTTCAAGCCAGTCACTGTATTCAATGGCTGTTCCCGCCGTGACACTTGCGCCGAAAATCAAAGCTGCCCAAATTGTTGGAGCAAAAGGCAATGGAGCAATCTGGTTCACGGCTGAAGCTAAAAGGTAAAGCGCTGAGCCGAAAACCATGCCTATAACGCTTCCGTAGATTAACCCTTTTATTAGGCGGAATAGCACACGGTGTGGCTTGCCATTTCCTTGTGTTTGAGACATATTTTTCACCTCACTTTGTTTCGCCAACCACGCATGTTGATTGGCTTTGAAACAAAAATGGGAAACAAAAAACAGGGGAAAACTTAAGCAGTTTTTAGCTTTGAGCTAACCCTGTAACCTTCACAATTGCTTCACCGTAAGTGACCACAGGCGCATACCTTGTGCTCAAGACAACCTCGACAGCGTCAGACTCCTTCTTGATTTCCAAATCAGTTGTCAAAGGTCGTTTGATGCAGAAAAATCCAAGCGGGGAATAGGCTGCTGAAGCGTTTTGTCCAGTGCTGAGGATGTAGGCTGTTCCAGCCGGTATGACTGGGCTTACGTAGGCGTTCATACCATAAATGTTGCCGACAGCCCCAGTCTGTATAACTTCCTCACCGTAATAAGCATACAGCGAGAACTGTGGCAAGTAATAGACATCTCTTGCGTTTATCGGGTTCAAAAGTATGGTGTCTGGTATTAAACCGTAGCCCTCAATTGTTGCTTTAGCTCTCAAAATGTCTTTTGTTCCAAGTCCGCCGGTGATGGTGAACTCTGTGCCCGTTGCGCTTAGGCTTGTTCCCGTTGCGGTTATGCTGTTTCCAGCAGCCGAGTCTATTACTGTTTGACAGTCCTTGTCAATTGTGTAAGCCATACGCCTTGCAACACGGCGTAATTGGCCTTCAATCACTGGAATGTAAAGGTCCTCTATGTTTTCTCGAGGTATCCTTTCTCTGAGACCCTTCTTATAGGGTGTCACGGTTATGTATGTGTATGGCGTGTAATCCATAGGCATTTCGCTGCCTTCAGCCACTTCCGTTATGGCTGCAGCTCGAGAACCACTTTCCTTCACAAATGTTGCTGTTTTTCCTGCTACAAGCGGAAACTCTGGAAACAGTTTCTTAACAACCAGAGCGGGCATGGTTAACTCGATGATTTTCTTGTGCAACGCTGGGTATGCTATTGCGCCAGTGTCAACCCAAGTGAAAGCGTCTCTGAAAAGTGACATATGTTATCACCCTTTTTAACTTGCAGGCCAAACAAACGGTGCGATGGCTACACGGAGCACACCGCCGTCTGATGCACCTTCAAGTGCGTAGCCGACAGCGTAGGCTAATGTTCCCGAAGCTGTGCTTGAAACTGTTCCGCCCGTGTTGGCTCTTAAAACTGTTCCAGCATTAATTGTTCCGCTTGCTGTTAGCCAAACTATTGGGCATCCCATTGCAACGGTGACTTTTCCACCGTTTGAAGCGTTTGTCACTGCCACGCCTATAACGTTGTCCGTTACGGCTGAAGCTGCCGCGACAGTCATGTTTCCAGCGATTTTGACAACTTGCCCTTTTGTTATTGCGCCGCTTGCCGTGAAGCTTACAAGGTCGCCTGGAAGCGAGTAAATGTTTCCAGCTATTTGTGCATCAAAAGACATGAAAAATCACCTTTTCTACTGGAAACCAACAAGCTTTTTGTGAGCCTTCAGCAAGTCTTTG